GAGCGAAGTCGCCGGCACGTTCTCAGCGAACCTCGGCGGCATGGGATTTGGCTCGTCGCTCGCTGAACGCACGGCAAAGGCTGCGGAAGAGACGGCGAAGAACACCCGCAAGATCGGTGAAGAAGGGGCGGTGGCAGCATGAGCCTAGTCTGGGTGGAAGACGGCGACTCTCGTCAGGCGACGATTGTGCGGCGTGGCCGGAAAGCGGCGTCGTCGTACGCCAAGAGCTACAAGATCTTCGGAACTGCCGACGATACGGTGCTGCACTCTGCAATCAACGCAGAGATCAGCGCGAACGGCAGGTATTGGCAATACCCAGGCGTGCCGGGCGTGCAGCTGATGGCAGAGTCTTATTCTGTCTCGTACCTCGGCGACAACGCTTGGCAGCTGACGATCAACTACGAGAAGACGGGTGCCGATGATGAAGCGACCGCACCGCTCAAGCGTGCTCGCTCATTCGACACGACCGGCGGGACGCAACACAAGACGCAGGCGGAAGCGGAGTCTCGCTTCGGCAATAACGCACCCGACCAGCAGAGGGCGATCGGCGTCGATTCAAACGGCGTCAACGGCGTGGACATCGTCGTTCCGCAGTTGTCGTGGCAGGAAAGCTATGACGTGCCGAATAGCTACGTCACGAGTGCGTGGATTCGCGGCGTGGCTGGCGTGACAGGCACGACGAACAACGCAGCGTTCCGTGGCTTTGAGGCGGGCGAGGTTTTGTTTCTCGGCTGCTCAGGATCGCAAGAGTGGGACGACCAAAAGGGCAGCGGCCCGTGGTCGTTGTCGTTCCGTTTCGCAGCGTCGCAAAACGTCACCGGACAAACGATTGGCGACATCACGGGGATCTCAAAAAAGGGTCACGAGTATCTGTGGGTGCGATATGAGGACGCCGTGTCGAGCAACTCGCTGCTGAAAAAGCCAAGGGCGGTGTACGTCAACAAGGTCTACAAAGACTCGAACTTCTCGACTCTCGGCATCGGAACAAGCTGATGCCACGCCCAGACGGACGCCTAGAGCCGGGACAGCCGCTACGCGGGGCGATAAGTGCCCGTGCGTGGAATCGGGCGCAGGACGCTGCCGATCTGGTGCTGGGTGCCAATCCCGGCACGGCAGGCGTGCCCGGCTCGACGGCGCTGAAGCCGTATACGTGGGTCTACTGCAAGCCTAGCACCACCGTCGCCCGCTGGGGCGTACTGGCGATCACGGGAGTCGAGATCACGCCTACGTCGTCGGCAGGCGGTGCTACGGCGTCGTTCGAGGAGATGCCGGTGCTGACGGGTGGCGCGCCGTCTGCGACGACGACGGCCTGGTGCGTGGCAGTGGAGCCGATTGAGTCAGGGAAGATCGGCAGGGTGGCGGTTGGTGGCGTGGTGCAGTGCAAGGTGCAGGTGGACAAGACAGACGACAAGTTCGTGGCGTGCGAGAGCACTGGGCTGAAGACGGGCACGACCGGCGAGGGGCTGATCCTGTGGAAGGAATCCGGCACAGGCAGCGGCAAGTGGGCGCTGGTGCGGCTGGCTGGCGGCGGTGGTGGTGATGGTGGAATCAAGCGTGGGACGTTCTCGGCACCGTGGGCGAAGGGTAGCACCAAGACCGTCACGGATGCCGTGACGAGCGGCACGACCTACTCGGACGTCAAGAACTACTTCGCCGCCGTAAGCGGCAGCGGCACCAAGGCTTGTGCTATCGCTTACGTTGGCACTGAGTGGATCCTAATCGCTGCGGAGTGCTGACACATGGCGATGCTAGGTGGCGAGTGCTCGTCGTGCTGCGGGGGGTGGTATTGCTGCAATTTCGGCAACGCCTGCGCTGCGGCTGATACCGTTTCCGTCACTATTGCGATGCAGTGCAGCGGTGACATGTCTGGCACTGAAAGGCGATTTTATAACTGGGGAACGTCAAGCATATTGTATGGCGGCTTAACTGGGCTCCCAGACGATCCTTATGGCGTTGGCTATTACGCGTACAGACAAGCTATAGTCCCGTCGTCAGTTTTTTCCGGCGTTCATCAACTTTCGCGCGAAACACAAGACCCCAATAACGCGGGCCTTGCGAGATTCTCAAAAAACGCAACCGACGCCGCAGGCGGCACTACGGTCATGTCGGTCGAAATTGGTGTATCCAGCGGTGGTGGAGGTGCAGTCGTATTTCGACTGGCCTACCCTGTCTATTATTGGTCATACAACACCATTAATAGCAGCAAGGACTTCAAGGTCTTGTCGCAGATGGTCAGGGACAGCCCATGTCAGCCAGAATGGGAGCCAACACCGCTTCCTCCAGGTCGCGGCGATTGGGAGTGCTATTCGGTTGGCGACTATGGCACGTCTGCCGGTTGGACGTTTGGCTGCCAACTTGCTCCATCCCAGCTTTCTGCTAGCAGGGACATTACAGCGCGAAGCGTGGGTACATTTTCGTGGAACTGCCCTTTCAGCTCAACCATTACCTTAAGCGTGCAGTAACGTGGCGTGTTTTCAGCAAAGCGGTGCGGGAGGCGTCAACCCTTCGTTACTCTCTGCGCCGTACCCTACCGAAGCCGACTGCCTGCAAGCCTGCAAGGAGGGCGCGTGCTGCGAGGGCACGACGTGCACGGTCAAGCCGCAGTGCCAGTGCCAAGGGACGGGGCAGGTGTTCAAAGGAGTGGGGACGACGTGTGCGGATGGGGCGTGTAAGTGCTGCTGTATCAATGGCGGTCAAACGTCGCAGCAGAGTGATCAGCAATGCGTAGCGGCTGGTGGCGTTGTGAGGAATTACGTCTGCGGCAAGCCCGCCCCATCGTCAATACTGCTCACGCTAACGCTCACAAATTACACTGCGACATTAACAAGCAACGCATTTGGCAGTGGTGAATGGAACTTTGATTTTTCATGTATTAAGACATCATATACGCTTGTTCGTGGCGGCGGAGGATCTGCATATCCGTCAAGGCTTTACATGAGCATTGCGCCAGAGGCGCACGTGTCGGTGTTTGTTTCAACGTCTGGCTCGTTCAATGAGTTTTACTCAAACGGTTCGTGTGCGTGTCCTGCGCCGCTGTTGCTTGGCGGCTCTATTCGCTCCAACGTCGCAACCGTTTCGTATCGCGGGCCGGTTCAGTCGCAGCCGCAGTTGAACTGCACGCCTTCGAGCATAACTGCCGGCAACTCTTACGGTTTTTCGCTTTTGCTCGATGGGCAATCATTTGTCGACTTTTCGCAAGCCGTTGAGGTTCTTGGGTTCTGCGAAGGTCAATACAGCGTTAGCGGAACCGTTGTCGGGCCTGGCAGCGTGCAGTGCGGCACGTTCACCCTTGGGAACCCACTGCCGTGATGAAATGCCACCGCGTCCACCTTGAGGCCCGTTGCACCGAGCGTGGCTACACGCTCGACGAGGTGATGCCGTGCGTGGTCTCTCAGGACGGCGACGAGTGGACGATTGACACAGAGAGCGAGTTCTATCCACGCACGCCGAAGCCGGGCTACGAACCGCAACCGCCAGCACCACTACCAGACCTCGCCCGCACCGACGCTCCCTCGTTCCTTGAGAAGGTCCGCAACTTCGCCAGCGCCGCCGTTTCGCACGTCGCCGCAGGGATGCCGATGGCGAGCGACGAGGAGATCATCCGGCGGCACGACATCTGCCTGACGTGCGAGCACCTGCGGGACAACGCCTGCCAGTTGTGCGGCTGCCCTGTGGCACGGGCGGCGGGGTATGTGTCAAAGCTGAGTTGGGCGGATCAAGAGTGCCCGGCGGGGAAGTGGGGCAAGGTCACGCCATCCGCTTGACAGTGCTGCCACGCTAGGTGGCATGGGACGCCAGCGAGCCAAGCCACAACCCGAGGCGGTGATCTTGCCGCCGGAGCTTGACGACGACGAAGAGCACGCCGGCGGCGGCATCCCAGACGATGACGGGTGGATCAACCTGCGCAAAAAGGAGGGAACTCGTGACGACGAAAAGCCGAAGCGGCGGGCTGCTCGAAGACGTCCGCAGAGAGATGTCTGAGGTGCGGCACGGGCCGTCCTGCTGGTGGGATCGAGTAGATCCCAAGCACCTCGACGAACTGCAAGCACTCAAGCAGGCGTGGCAGTCCGGCGAGCTTGGCACGCGGAAAAAGACGCTCGCCCGTTCGATCTCGAACAACATGCGTGCTCGTGGGATTTCCAACGTCGGCACGCAGGGGGTGCTTGCATGGCTCGAAAAAGCCTGAGCGACGATGTCGCAGCAGATGTGGCAGCTGCGTCACGCTTGGCGACTGACGCAGAGATTGCACGCCTACGCAGCGAACTGGCTGACGCAAAGGGACGCTACAAGGCGGCTCTGCAAGCCATCGACGCCGAGCGTGCGAGAGCCGACACAATCGCCGGGCTGACCGGCATCGAGGCTGTACGGCGGAATGGTGTACCAAAAACGGTACGCAAGAAACACGACGCCACGATGGTCGTCCTGCTCTCGGACATCCACGCCGAAGAGCGTGTCGATCCCGACACGGTGAACGGGCTGAACGACTACAGCCTGGACGTGTGCGACCAGCGGATGAGCGAACTCATGGAACGCTTCGCCGTGCTGCTTGAGCACGAGCGACGCCTGGCGAAGATCGACCGTGTCGTTGTCTGGCTCGGCGGCGACTTCATCAGTGGGCACATTCACGACGACACGGCAGAGCTTGCACAGTTGGCACCGCTCACGGCTACCCGATGGATTGGTGCCCGGCTGCGTGGATTTCTTGACGCCGTGTCAGAGAACGCCAAGGAAGTGATCGTCGCCACCAACAGCGGCAACCACGGGCGAAGCACCGAAAAGCTACGCATCGGCACGGAGCTAGAGCACTCGTTCGAGCAGAATCTTTACCTGACGATGGCTGCGGCAGAGAGCCGGAAAAACGTCCGCTGGCAGGTGGGCACCGGGTATCTGAACTATCTCGACCTTGACGGGTTCCTGATTCGCTTTCACCACGGCCACGCCATCAAGTACGGAGGCGGCATCGGCGGAATCACGATTCCGACCAACAAAGCTATCGCAGCGTGGGACGCCGTGAAGCGTGCGGACCTGACGTGCTTCGGGCACTGGCATCAGTTCCAGTGGTTGCGGGCTGGTCGCTACGTCGCCAACGGCAGCGTTATCGGGCACTCGGCATACGCCACGAGAATCAAGGCGGCATACGAGCCGCCGTGCCAAGCGTGCATCGTCATCGACCACGGACGCCACGAGGTGACGAAAGCCATGCCGATCTACTGCGACCGTGACCTGCGGACGCAGAAGGCTTGACGCATGGAATACGAATTGACGGACGAGTACATCGCCGAGGCACGCCAGCGAGCGTATCGCTATCAGGGGCAGTGGTGCGGCACATCGGGATCGCTGGCGGCGGATGTCGCTCGCCTTCTAATCGAAAGGAAAAAGATGCAAGGATTTATTACAGATCTCGAAAACTCCAATGCTGCACTGCGTGACGCTGTAGAGACTCGCCTTGCCGGCGGATGCTGCGACGGTGGCAAGTGCCACGCCAAGGAAGACGCGCCAGAGCGGTGGCGTGAGATTACGCAGGCGAGCGCCGAGAAGTACTACGCCGAGCGTGAGGAGCAGATCCCGGCGGATTGGATCTTGCAAGGACAGCGAGAGATGGAAGCGGCACCGGACGACATCCGGTGGAGCGGCGACAGCATCCTTGCCAAACAGAGCGACGACATCCGGCCAGGCACTACAGCCAAGTTTGGCACGGGTGCCGTACGCTCGTCCGACGTTGAGCAGTTTCGGTATGACCTTGTCTCTCCAATCGGTCTGCGAGAAGTCGCCCGTGCGTGCGCCGAGGGCGCTGAGAAGTACGGCGATTGGAACTGGGAGAAGGGCATGCCCGTGCATGACCTGCTGAACCACGTC